CTCCGCGTATCTAATAAATAATACTAATACACTAATATCTAATATACAGGATAAGAAAAAAGATATTAGGTCTAGCAAGGAAGATTATAAGAAAATTGGGGAATGGGGAGAATATACTATCTTGCTGAAAGACTCTAAAAAGTATTTAAAACATAAATGGAAAGATGAACCTCTCAAAGAATACCAATGAGTTCGATATTAAGAATATTTAAGTATGTCAGAAAAAGATTGATTAATCTCTCTATTGAAAATAAAAGGTTAAAGATGCAACTTGAATTTTACAAAGCTATAGTAGAAAGCGATAATAGTAAGAAGCATTAAATGGTCAGAAAAAAGTCAAAATTTAGACACATTTCAATATCGAATAAGAAATATTACTTTTATGAGATTAAATGGTACGATATTCTTGGAGATTCAGGACATGCTGGAACTAAAGAATTTGATAATATGAAACCAGCTTTGATGACAACTACAGGATATGTCTATTCCAAAGATAACAAACATCTAAAAACATTTGCTAGTTATGATGAGAATGAAGAATCTTTTAGTGATAGAAATGTCTTTCCTATTGGTTGCATAAAAGAGATGAAAAAGATAGAAATATAAGATTATGAAAAACGACAAAAATAAGGCAGTTGACACAAAAGAGTCTAAATCTATTGGGCGACCTAAGAAAGAACTAGATAAAGATGTTATAGCAAAACTTAGTCAGATAGGCTGTACTCAAGAAGAAATAGGTTCTGTTGTAGGAATATCTGCTAGAACTTTACAAAGAAGATATGCTGATTTAGTTGCAGAAAACAAAAACATTGGTAAAGCTAGTCTAAGGAAGAAACTATGGGAAAAGGCTCTTAAAGGCGACCCTAAGCTACTTATATGGTTATCTAAGAACGAACTTAACATGGTTGATAAGATACACACCACACAAACTGTTGAACCTCTACCATTAATTATTGATGCTAAAGCTGACGAGGTAAATGGCTAAAAAAAAAGGTAATCTATTTGGTGCAACTATTGAGTACACAAAAACTGAAAAAGGAACTTCTATTGGCAGACGACCAATAACAAGTACATTAAATAAACATAAACGAAGACAACAAGGAAAAGGGAAATATCGTGGACAAGGTAAATGAAATTGGAGAGAATACATTTTTAAAGTTAAGACAACAGAGAGATCAAGCAAGAGCAGAATGTGATCAAGCTAAAATTCAAAGAGATGTTGCATTAAGAAAATTAAACAAAGCATTACAGATAGCAAAAGATTTAAGAAAGTTGGTGGAGAATGGAACAGAAACGAAGTAACTTCTATCCCAATGGAGAGATAATAGATTACTCTCTACCACAATCATTTCATAAAAGTATGAAACCAGAAGCCTGTGGTAACTGTGGACTCTACAGTAACAAAAGATCATTCTGTGGTAGATGGGGAAGTAAAGGTGTTAAAGATACTTATGTTTGCCACGAATGGAGAAAAAGGTTCTTTAAAAGATAATTTTATGATATTTAGTCTTTTATGGCTAAATACAAAAACAAAACTGTAAAACTTAACAAACCCATGCGTGGAGATGTTAAGAAGTTTAAAGTATTCGTAAAAGACAGATCATCTGGCAGAGTTAAAAAGGTTAATTTTGGCTCTAAAGAAATGTCAATTAAGAAACATATTCCAGCAAGAAAAAGATCATTCATGGCTCGTATGGGTGGAGTTCTTAAAAAGGTAAGAGGCCAAAAGACTCTATCTCCAGCATATTGGAGTATCAGAGCATGGCAAAAAGGGTTCAAAGTATGATTGATAATATAATTTATAAAGTCTTTGGAATGGTAGATAACTTTATGGGTTATCTGTTTGATAGATTTGTTTCTGATGACCCTAAATTTAAAAAGAAGAAAAAAAGATGAGAGATATAAAAGTTTTAGAGTCGTTTAAAAAACACGCAGAAAAGAAGTTAAAAGAAATGAACTTATTTAGATATTTAAAAAAAGAAGTAGAAGCTAATGCAAATGGCACTAGAGAATATGTAATTAAAAAAGGTATTAACAAAGGCAAGGTTGCTAAATAATTATGGGTAGTACAATGAATTATTATTTTACAGGAATATTGATAGTTTTGTTTTGCTTATTAGCATTTATAAAACCAGCTTATCCTGACGAAACACAAAATAATACATCTGGCTCAAACACTATGATTGATGGTGGTTATACATCTAACGCTACTACAAATTACCAATCAGGCTCATCATCAAATACTACAACGAACTCTACATCAAACTCTAATGTTAAATCTGCACCCTATACAGCATCTGCACCATCATTCTCTGCTCAAAGCCAAGATGTTTGTGCAACAGGAGTATCAGTAGGTATTCAAACATTTGGTACAGGCTTTTCAGGTGGTAAAACTAATAGAGATATGAATTGTGAAAGAATTAAATTAGCAAAAGTATTATATGACTTTGGAATGAAAGTAGGCTCAGTTGCTTTACTATGTCAAGACGAAAGAGTCTTTGAGGCCATGATTAATGCTGGAACTCCATGCCCTGTAGATGGAAAGATAGGTAAAGATGCACTAGCAATTTGGAATAAGTATGACCATGAAAGACCAGATTACGAAACTTATGTAAAACGAATTAAGAAAAGAGAAAAGATAGACAAGAAATTAAACAAAGAAGAAGCTGAAACATTGGAGTTACATACAAAATGATTTGGTTAATAGTATTTATAGGAGTAATGGCATATGCAGTATATCGTATCAATCGTTTTGTTGATGATGTTAACCCTTACAACTTCAAAAGCAGAAACAACAAATAATTTAGTTTCACAAGATTTTACAAGTGGTTGGTCAGGAACAAACATAGATACCACACATGGTAGTGGAGTTATAGCTGGAGTTAATAATGAATATATAGAATCAGATAGTGTTTCTTTGAATGATTCTAATGTAAATAAAGGTTCATTAAACAATGGCTTTGAAATAACAGGCTCATCTAAAATATGGTTTTGGAATAGCAATTCACAATCAGTTACACAATCTATCAAAGTAACAGATGATAATGGAAATCTAACTACACAGAATAGAACCATATCAGGAAGTTGTGCTACATTTAATGGCTGTGCATATGAAGATATGACAGATACAATGATCTTTGGAAAGAATACAGTACAAGATTATGATGTTGTTTTAAGATATGATTTTTCTGTTCCTAATACTACAGGACATTATGGTGCTGATCTTAAAGAGCCTAGTCTAATTGTAAATTATAATTATGTTCCTGATATTAATGAAACTGTAGAACAAGAATTAATAAATTTATTTACTGATTTTGAACCAGAAGAAGATATTAAAATTAAAGAACAATTTACATTTGAGATATTTGAAGAACCTACAATGGAAGTAATGGAAGAACCTACTATGGAAGAATTTATCGAAATTGTTTCTATTGCTGACGAGCAACCTGAAACTATGGAATCAGAACCAGAGATTATGGAAGAAATTATTGCAGAAGAAAAGCCTGAAGAAGAAGTAATAACAGAAGAAATTATACAAGAAGCTAAAGAGGAGATGCCAGAAGAAATTGTAGAGGAAGCACCAGAGCAAATGGCAGAAGAAAAAGAAGAAGAAATTATTGAAGAAACTACAGAAGAAGCACCTAAAAAAGAAGTTAAAACAAAGGTAGCAGATAAGAAAACTAAGAAACCTAAGATAGATAATATTATGGCCAAAGTAGATGCTCAAATTAAAGATAGTGCTAAAAACTTACAGATTAAAAACATTATAAAACTAGATGCTATGAAAAGCGATCAGGTTTCACTTACAGATTACAATAATGTGGAGTTTTACAAGCCTAAAGATATTTATTTGAATCAGATCGAGATATTTGATAATAGGTCTATATATGCCAATGTTGATTTAGTGAAATATACTGCTAATGATATAATGGAAGTTAAGATAAAAAAACTAAATGAAATTAAGTCTAAAAAAAGACTATTACTTTTAGAATTACAGGAGTTAAAAAATGGTTAAAAAAATACAAGACAATCTTACAAACATAGTTGTAATACTAGGTCTTATTGCTTCTATTGGTGCTGGATTTACTAAATTTGCTAATATGGAATCAAGTATAGAGCAATTAAAAAATCAAACTGCACCAGATACCACAGGCATTGAAACTAATGGATTTGCAATATTAGATATTAATAAGGAGATAGCTTTAATACAAAAAGAATTAGAAACTCATGGTCATAACAACGATCACTCACATGACAATTCTGCTATTAAAATATTACAAAAAGAAATAGAAGTTTTAAAGTTAGAGATTGAAGAATTAAAAGAAGCATCTAAAAACCCATTAAGCTAATGAAGTTTGTTTTAGCTTATACTATCTGTTCTGCAATATCAGGATTCTGTAATACACCAGCAATACACCCTGTTAAGTTTGATACTTGGACAGAATGTACTAAAGCTGGTGCTATGATAACAATAAAAGTAACTAACGAATTTCAGGAAAAATTTAATAAGGATAAAATGTATATTTCTTATTTCTGTAATGAAAATAACTCTGACAAAACCACAACTTAAAGTATCATCTAGTAAAGCAAGATTTAGAGTTCTTATAAGTGGTCGTAGATTTGGCAAAACTTATCTAGCTGTAACTGAGATGATGAAATATGCCTGTCAGCCTAATAGAAGAATCTGGTATGTAGCACCTACATTTAAAATGGCCAAAGAGATTGTTTGGGGAACTCTTAAAGAGATGCTTAATCAATTTAATTGGATAGAGGATATAAACGAAACAACAATGACAATAACTATTAGAAAAACTAATAGTCAAATATCATTAAAGGGTGCTGATAACTATGATTCACTTAGAGGTACAGGATTAGACTTTTTAATCTTAGATGAGTTTGCAGATATAGATAAGCGTACTTGGTATGAAGTATTAAGAGCAAGTATATCTGACAGATTAGGCCATGTACTATTCTGTGGAACTCCAAAGGGATATGGTAATTGGTCTTATGAATTATATTTAAAAGGTAAGCAAGATAACGATTGGGCTTCTTATCAATTCACAACTATTCAAGGTGGGATAGTATCTGCTGAAGAAATAGAACAAGCTAAACAAGATATTGATATTAGAACTTTTAGACAAGAGTTTGAGGGTACATTTGAAAATTATGCTGGTAGTGTTTATTATAACTTCCACCCTGTAGATAATGTTGTTAAACGACAGATAGATTGGGAGAAACCTTTGCATATAGGAATGGACTTCAATGTTGACCCTATGTCAGCCTGTGTTGGGCAAATAGAAAAAGATAAAGTTTATTTTGTAGATGAAGTAATCATTTATGGAAGTAATACAGATGAAATGGTGCAAGAACTTAGAGATCGTTATGGAACTAAAATGCAAATATTTATATATCCTGACCCAGCATCTAAACAACGAAAGACATCTGCTGGTGGGAGAACTGATTTATCTATTTTACAAAACGCTGGATTTAAAGTTAAAGTAAAACACAAACACCCAGCAATACGAGATAGAGTCAATGCTGTGAACAGTAGGCTTAAAGATTCTAATGGCGAAAGACATATTTTTGTTTCACATTCTTGCAAAACGCTGATAAAAGGGTTACAAAGACAAATATACAAGGAGAATACAAATATTCCTGATAAGGAAGATGGATTCGATCATATGAATGATGCACTAGGTTATATGATTGATTATTTAAAACCATTAACTACTCAGGCAAGATTTAATGCTCCAACAAGATGGACAATGAAGTAATTTATGGCATACACTAGAGATCAAGCATTAGACACCCACAAAGACTACTCAGAAACAATTAATAATTGGGAGTATTATATTAGATCATACAATGGTGGTTATGACTATATGATAGGCCAATACCTAAACAGATATAATTTAGAATTAGATAACGAGTTTAATCAAAGACTAGCTAACACTCCATGCGATAATCATTGTAAAAATATTATTCAAATTTATTCATCTTTTCTTTTTAGAGTTAGACCAAGTAGAGATTTTGGTTCTATGCAAGATGAACCATCATTACAAAACTTTTTAAAAGATGCTGATTTAGAGGGTAACAATTTAAACTCTGTAATTAAATCTGCACAAAACTATGCTTCTATTTATGGTCATTGTTTCATGGTATTAGACAAACCTAATATTACTACAAACACTAGAGCAGAAGAATTAGATCA